GCACGGCATGGGATCAAGAGGTGCTGCGCGCGGCGTCCGTGGGCTTTGCGCCTATCGAGATGGAGGACAACCAGGCGGGTGGCAAATGGTTTAAGACGCAAGACCTCTTGGAGTGGAGTCTGACAGCAATTCCGGCCAATGCACAAGCTTTACGACGCTCCTACCAGTTGGCGCTCAAGGCCGCGGGTATGGATGCATTGCTAGACCCTGATTTTATATCTATCACCAAGCGTGGGCGCGTGCTCAGTTCCAAGAATGAGCGGCGCATCCGCGATGCTGTCGAAATGCTGTCAGGCGTTCTGGGTGAACTCGACACAGAGACGCCAGATGCACCCGACAAAGCAACACCTACCGAGCCAGTCCAACAAAAGAGCCAAGACACGCAAATCGAACCCGACACTAATGACCCTGCGGCAACCACCGATGACTCCAACGAACTCACGCCGGAGCAGGAAGCGGAATTGGCAACGATGTTGGCGAGCCTGGGCGGTACGCTACGAACTTTGTATGTCGAACACTAGGAGAGTGAAGAATGGCAACACTAGATGAGGCGATTGCCAAAATTGCCGAGTTGACCACAGCCATCCAGGAGAAGAACGCCGCTGGGCAAGACCCAAAGACGGCGCTTCAATGGGATGACGTTTCCAAGCAGTTTGAAACGCAACTAAACGCGCTGGTGGCCGTGCAGGTGGCAGAGAAGTTGGCTGCCATGCCGCAGCGCCGCGTAGCCGGCGACCCCATCCTGAGCGCAGACGCCCTGGAGCATCTCCAGGGCAATCGTTATGCCAAGATGGTGCGTGATTTCGAGAAGGACGGCGCACATAAGTTTGGCGGACAGACGCTTAAGCCCGTTGACCTGCTGATTGCCGCCTTGATGATGGAGGGACAGGTCAAGCATTATCACGCCGGCTTTGGCGGCGCGCCTGTGACCATGAGCGAAGACCTGCGCAAGGCACTCAAGGCAATGGACAGCACCACCGCCGGCGCCGGCGACGAGTTGGTACCGACCAACATGGCGGCGCAACTGTGGGATGACTTCTTCCTCGCCAGCCGCGTGGTGGGGCTGATGCAGCGTATCGATATGCCCACCAACCCCTTTGACGTGCCACTGGGCTTGGGCGAGGTGACCTGGCGCAAGGGCAGCGAGAACGCCGCCACGACCGCCAGCAATCCCACCACGGCCAAAAGCACGCTGACCGCCACTGAGCTGGTGACGGAGCAGGGCTGGAGCTACACGTTGGACGAAGACGCCGTGATTGCGATGGCCCCTGCTATTCGCGCGCGCCTGGCGCAGTCGGGCGCTGAAATCATGGATGCCTTTGCGCTCAATGCTGATAGCACGGACGCTGATACCGGCAACATCAACAGTGACGACGGCAATCCCGCCAACGACAGCTACTATCTCAGTGCTGGACAAGACGGCATCCGCCATCAATGGCTGGTAGATGCTGCCACAGCGATGGGCCGTGACGAAGCGGGCACGCTGGAAGATGCCACGATCATTGCCGAGATGGGTGCGATGGGCAAATACGCCATTGACCCCAACCAGTTGGTGTTTTTCAGCGATATCAATACCTATCTGGGCGGCTTCCTCTCCACGGCGACCGGTGCGCCCGGCAACAATGTGATTACGATGGACAAGTTCGGCGCCGGCGCGGTTGTGCTGACCGGCCAACTGGCCGCTTATCGCGGCGTGCCCATCGTCGTCAGCGCCTCGCACCCATTAGGCGAAGCTGACGGCAAGGTCTCGACGACCGCCGCCAGCAACACCAAAGGCAGTCTTAGCATCGTCAACCGCATGATGTGGTATCTGGGTTTCCGTCGCCAGCTGCTCATCGAAGTAGACCGCGACATCCAGCGCCGCCAGTACATCATGGTGACGAGCTTGCGCGAGGCAATCGCCGCGCATGGCACACGCTCGACGGCCACGCACACTGGCGGCCTGTTTAACATAACTGTTTAGCTAGTCTAGCTAGGAGAATAGATTATGGCAACTGAATTTGACGCCAAACATGGTGCGTTCCTGGCGATTCCTTTCGCCAAAAGCAATATCACCACCGGCGCATCCAATGAAGATTTGGCTTTAGCCGGTGCGCTCACGACCTTCATTGCACCCGCAGCCGGTTCGGTGGTGGGCATTAGCGGGTCGTGCCCGGCCATCACCGCGGGCACGGCCACGCTCAAGCCGCATAAGGCATCGACTGAGTATGCCGAGGTGGGCACGCCCGCACCGGTGCTATCCAGCACGCAGGACACCAATGGCACCTATGCCACCGTGCGCCCTGGCGCACTGACGTTCGCGGCAGGGGACAGCTTGGGTATCAGCGTTACGTCCACGACCACACTGGACCCGACCAATACTATCGACGTGGACGCGGTGCTCTTTATCCAACTGAATCCGTAAGAGGATTTCCCTATGGCGGACTGGGGCAGCATCCTCATCGGCACGCGACTCGAAAAGCAGGTGTCTTCGCGCTTCTTCCAAGTGTGGACGGCGCTTATCCAGCGTGGTCTACGCCAGGGCGACGGCACCTATTCGGTGGCGGGTAAGGTGGCACACAAGGCGCTGAATGACATTGTGCGCAATTTCCTGCATACCGAGTGTGACACGTTGCTGACCCTGGACAGTGACGCCGATGTGCCGCCGGACTTTCTGGAGCAATTCCGCAACTACGAACCCGGCCACGCCTATGACATCCTGCAAGCTTTCTACCCGCGACGCGGTTGGCCGCCGCGGGCGATCTGGATGAAACGCAATGTTCTGGGCGAGATGATGGAGTACATGATCACGAACCCCAACATGGTAGAGGACGTGGATATGGTGGGCACACATGCCTGCCTAATCAGGCGCGAGGTGTTCACGAAGATGCTGGGCGATAACGACCCGGCGAGCTTTGAATGGTTCTTCTACCCGCGTCATATGGAGCACAGCGAGGACGGGGCCTTTAGCCGCGAGGCGCAAGCGGCCGGTTTTCGCTTGGGGGCGACGACGGCCATCCGCGCTGGCCATGTCAGTGAGATCACGACCAGTTGGGACAGTTACCAAGAGTATTTGCAGCATAGCGGGCGTTTGCTGTTGATGCAACGGTATAGCGACTTGGCGCGACAGATAGCCGAGTTCACGGGCGAAACACCTGAGATGGTGCTGGCGAAGGCGGCCAATGGCAGCCAGAACGTGCGCGGCGCATGGCAGGATGCAGAGCCGCTAAACGCCGAACAGGAACGTGCTTTCTACGGCAGTCGAGCTAACGGTTATCTCTATGATCTGCTCGCGTGGAATTGCCAGCCGCTTTATGAGCGCATCATTGCCCCGCTGCGTAAAGTCAAGGGTGAGCGCGTGCTGGTGATTGGGGCGGGGCTGGGCACAGAGGCCGATGTGTTGGCAGACAAAAACGAGGTAGATGTGTTCGAGTTGCCCGGCGTGCTCAAGGATTTTGGCATGAAGCGGCTAGGCAGACGTGTCAATTGGTTGCATGGTGACACGTTGAGCAGGGCGCTAGACGGTGACGACATCTACGATCTGATCGTCGCCATCGATGTGCTGGAGCATATCTACCCTGACGAGTTGCCCACTGTGCTTGCGGATCTGGAACCAAGCATTGCGCCGCGCGGCGGCGCGCTCTATGCCCACAACAACTTTGGACAACAAGACCTATATCCGATGCACCACGACCACAGTGCCTATTTCGCCCAATGGTGCGAGATGGCAGGCCTGGTGCAAGAAAGCGAATATGTATGGCGAAGAAACTGAGGGCGCTATCTACCTATGTCAATGGCCCGCGCAACCTGGCCTATACGCCAGGGCAGGAGTTTGACGCCAGTGACGAACTGTTCTTGTTCTTGATGGTTGACGCACCAGGTAGCTTTGAGGATGTGGACACGCCTAAAGTCAAGGCGCTCGACAAGCCACCGGTTGACAAGGCAGTGAAGAAGCCGGAGGCCAAGAAGTAACGTGGCCTATACCACCGCTACTGATGTGGTTGCCTATGCCGACATAACGCCCGTCAGCGCAGCGGATACCGCGCTGCTCAACACGTTTATTGCCGCCGCCAAAGACTACATCGATGGCTTTTGCCGCCAAACCTTTGAGGCAAGTGCAGATAGCACGCGCTATTTCGACCCGACACGCGATGCCAGCGGGCGCAAATTGTATTTGGACGCGCCACTGATAGCCATTACGACAGTTACCAATGGCAATGGCGTGTTGGTGACAGCCAGCCAGTACATCACCGAGCCGCGCAACCAGACGCCCTATACGTCGCTTGTGCTCAAAGGCAACGCCGGTATTGCTTGGACGTACACAGACACGCCAGAGAACGCCATTGCCATCGTCGGACGCTGGGCGCATAGCCTGACGGCGCCGGACGGCATTGTGCAGATTGCCAAAGAGCTAGTCGCCTACTATTGGCGGCAAAAGGAATCGACAGGCGACCTGGATAGGGCGGTACTGGTGGGTAATAACACCATCCTGCCCGCGCGTATTCCGTTGGACATCAAAGAGAAGCTGACACATTACCGGCGGCTAGCCATATGAGCACCATCACTGAAATCGCCACGCAGATAGCCGCCATCCTAGACGCTGGCGTGGCGGATATCGAGTCAACCGAACTGGATAGCTATCTGCCTACGGTGCGCACGGCAACGGTAGCGTTGGTGATACCGCCATTGGGTCTGAGTGGGCGTGTAGCGGCACCGGTGGGACTCAAGACGCGCTTGACCAGTCGCATCCCATGCAAATTATGGGTCAAGCTCAACAACAAGGACTTGCCCGCCATCATGACGCGGGCACGCGATATCTGCTTGACTTGTGCGGCGGAATTGCAGGCGACTGCCACACAGGGCGGCGTGCTCAATGGCATCAATGGCTATTTTGGCGACGACGATGAGGGTAACAACGCCTTTGAGTGGACACTAGACGAAGCCATTATGCAATTAGGCAACGATGATTTTCTGCTGGGCACGCTCTACGTGACAGTGACGGAATGGGTAGTTCTGGCCCCGTAGCGGGGCAAGGGGATTTATATGGCAAGCGCATACGAACCTGAAGAGATGCAAGAGGAAGAGGGTGATGCCCCTTTGAGCATGCCCGCAAAGCCCGAACTGGAAGACACCTACATCGTGGACGTTGCCGGCAATATCAGCATTGTCAGAACTGTCAAGGGGGAACGACCCCAAGCGGGGACACCTCTAGGCCCGACCGGGTCGCGTGTGGCAACGCAAGCAGAAATCGACGCGTATAAGGCAGCGCAGACATAATTTGTCGCTGCCAGCGAAAGCTTCAGCTAGCGGCAGCAGAAGGAGATAACACATGTCATTTGCATCAGCAGTTGTATTGACACCGGTTGCGTTTACGCCTGGCGCTGCCACCAACATCGCCGCCGCGCTCAGTTCCGCCGATGGCACAAACGGCAATCGTTTTATTCTCAATCCCAACACGCTGCTGCGCGTCAAAAACGGCAGTGGCGCCGAGATTACCGTCACCGTGAACATTAGCCGGACTATTGGCGACCAAACTGTTCCCGACGAGACATTCACCGTGCCGGCCACGACCGGCGACGTGATTTGGAAGCCCATTGACCCGCTCGACATGTATTGGATTGACAAGGCCACGCGTGAGGCGCATATCGAATTTAGTGCTGTGACCACTGTAACGGTGAAAGTTTACGAGGCTTAGAAAACATTATGGCAAGTTATACATCGGATTCCGTACTCGTTGCCGAAGCCGCAATTCTATACGCGCCAACTGGCACGGCGCTGCCTGACGAGACAAGCGTGGCTTGGAACACCTTTGGCTCGTGGACGGGCTGGACGATGCTCGGCTACACCACACAGCCAACTACTTTTACCTACGCCTATGACACCCTCCAGGTGGATGTGCAGCAATCGCTAGCGCCCATCAAACAACGCAAGATCAATGAAAGCGTTGTTCTTGCCTCAGCCCTGGCGCAATTCGAGGGTGCGCTGCTGGCGCTTGTGCTCAGTGGCACGAACGTCACCACCGCCGCGGGCGCAGGTCAAAAGGGCTTCGACCGCGTGACCACGGGCGGCGACCCCGCTTTGACTGAGCGCATGTTTGCAATTGAAGGATGGCGGCAGGACAGCGCGGGCACGAAACAACCGGTACGCTGTTTTATCTATCGCGGTACCATCACCGCCAACGGCGCTGTGCCCTTCAACAAGAGCGCGGTGACGGAAATTCCTATCACGATCACAGGGCTTGGAGATTCGACGAAAGCCATAGGCGCCAATCTGCTGGAATGGCAAATTGTCACGGCACCAGCGACGGCCTAGTCGTGAATCAAGGAGACGTATGCCGAAAACTAGCAAGGTGACGTTAGGCGGGCGTGAGTACATACTGACCGAGAAGGTGATGGGCGTGTCGCAAAAATGGCGCGAGAAGTTGCGCCAAAGCAGCGTCATGCGCATCTTCGAGTCGCTGGATGGCGCGATGGAGCAATTGGTCAGCGCCGTCAACGGTATGGACGAGGGCAAGGGCAACCTCAACATAATTGCAGGCATCAACATCGCTACGATTGCACCGGCCATTGTGCGCGGTCTAACCAACTCGATTGATGACGTAATCGACTTGCTTTTTGACTACGCGCCCGAAGTGGGAGATGACCGCGAGTGGCTAGCCGAGAATGCCTACAACGATGAATTGGTCATGGCGTTCATTGAGGTGCTCAAGCTGAATTTTCCTATTTTGGCACTTTGGGACTTGGTGCGTGGACCCAGAGTGCAAGCGACATCTACGAACTTGCCCTCCACGAATGGGGCTACTGGAACGAAGAAACCTTCGGCCCGCTCGAAGATTCGCTAGACCTGCTGGTGGACAGTTACGTGCGGCGGCAAGATTGCCTACAGCAACGCCAGGCCGTGCATGTGCTGAATGCCTACGCGGAAGCGATGAGCGGCGGCAAGGGTAACAGACGGGATAGCGCGGCCCACAACGGCGCTACGAAGGTGTCCGCAGACGAGCTGTTGCAGATGATGGGTGTACAGGTGAAATAATGGCAACAGCCGCCGAAATCCTAATTTCCATTGTTGGCAAAAACACAAGCGCAAGAAAAGCGATTGGTGAAACCAGTCGCGATGTTGGCGCGCTCGGCAAACAAGTCGAGCAGACAGCAGGCAAGGTCAGCGCCTTTGGCAATATCATGCAGGGCGTCTTTCAGGGCATCGGCCAAGCTATTTTCCAGTTTGTGCAAACCGGCGTGCGCGCCGCTGTCGGCGAAATCAACAAGAGCATTAAAGCCGCGTCTGACCTCAACGAAACCGTAGCCAAGACACAGGCTGTCTTTCGTGACAATTCCAAAGATATCCTGGATTGGTCGCAGGGCACCTCTAAGGCTTTTGGCCTGGCACAACAGGGCGCGCTCAACGCTGCCAGTTCGCTGGGCAATATGTTTAAGCAACTGGGGTCGAGCACGGACGACGCTGCTGCCTTTAGCAAAAACCTGATTGGACTAGCCGGAGATCTCGTTGCCTTCCACAATGTGGCCGGCGGCACGCCCGAAGTGCTCAACGATATTCAGAGCGCGTTTCGCGGTGAATATGATCCTATCCAAAAGTATATCCCCGTCCTCAACGCCGCTGTTGTACAGCAACAGGCGCTAGCCGAAACCGGCAAAGAGTCCGCTGACCAGTTGACCGCGCTTGACAAGGCAATGGCAACACAAACGCTAATCGTGCGTGGCATGGGCGATGCTTATGGTGCAGCCGCACGCGAGATTGACAGTGCCGCCAGCCAGCAGCGCATCTTTACGGCGCGCATGGAGGAAGGCGCGGCGCGTATCGGTCAGGTCTTTTTGCCAATCCAACGCGTCTTTTTTAAGGGCCTAAATGAACTACTGGACATGGTAGCGCCCTATGGCGAGGGCATTTTAGACAGCTTTGCCGCCGGACTTGCCAGAGGCGTCGTCGCGCTCACACCCTTCTTCGCCCAACTGCGCGCCCTCTTTGTCTACTGGTTGCAACCCGGTAGCCCGCCGCGCCTGCTCAAAGAGTTGACCGAGTGGGGCCAAGCCGCCATGCAGGAGTATCTACGCGGTTGGACACTGGCCGATTTCGACGCCCTGCGCAGTCTAGGCAGCACGATTGAAAGCATTGTGCGCTCGTTTGCTGGCAGCGGCAACATTGCCGAGACAGATTTGGTGTCACGCATCTTTGGCACACAGCGCACGCTCACGCAGGCTATTCGCGAGTTTAGGCAACTAGGGCAAGTCTCAGAAGCCACGCTAGGCAGCATTGCCGACGCCGCGGGTCCGGCGGGCACGGAAGTGGCCGAACTGGTGCGCCGTTATTTTGACCTGCAACGCGCCACGCAGGGTGTCACCGATGCCCAGAACGAACTCAACGACATCACACGCCGCTATAACGATGCTCTAGACCCTATCAACCAGCAGTTAGACGACCTGCGCGACCGGCAGCGTGAAATCCAAGATAACCAATCGCTTGAGGAACTCGGCAAAGTCTTAAAAGACCCGCGCGCCGAAGCCTCTGAACGCGAGCTGGCACGCTTGCGCATCGAAGAAATCCAACTGGAAAAACAGTCACGCGCCATTGAAGAAGAGCGCGATACCGCCGTCGACGCTGCGCAAGCCAAGATCGACGCGGCGCAGGCCGAAGCCGATGCGCAGCAGGCAAAATTCAACATTGCCCAGAGCGCGCTTGAACAACAGGGTAAGACCAATGCGCTGATTGAAGAGGAAACTACCTTACGCCAACGGCTGATTGAAGAGGGATTACAAGAGGAACGGCGCGTCTTGGCTGAACTGGAAGCCGAGAAGCGCAAGGCAGATGACGCCGAACGCGAGCGCTTGGCATTCCTGGAGCACATTTATGATGCACGGTTGCGTTTCAATCTAGCCTCTACGGACACAGCCGGCCAAATCGCTCTGCTCGAACAAGAGTTGGCAAAAGTGCCCGAAGGTAGCGCCGAATTCTTTGATTTGATGACGCAGCTTGTCGGCTTGCGCGAGCGCCTTGCCAAAGAGGGCGACAAGGGCGGCTTGCTTGCGCCCTTGCTTGACGAAGCTGACAGCAGCGGCAAGGTCGAAGGAGTTACAGGCGGCGTCAAGGCGTTGGAGGAAGCGCTCAAGGGCGTCTTTGCCACGCTCAAGGGTGAAGGCGAGCCGGTGCAACTGAATCCGGTCTTCGAGAATATCGCAGACACCATCGGCAATATCGGTGCATTTGCAGAGGAAGCCGCGCTGCGTGTACAGGCCTTGATTGACGTGCTGATGGGCAAGGAAATTGAAGGCACTGGCGGCGGCGACCCCTTTGCCGGCAACTTCTGGCTAGCCGGCATTATCCCCTTCCTGGATGGGCTAATCCTGACGCTCCACCAACTAGCTAGCGGTGATTGGGCGGCGGTATGGCAGCGTTTCAAGGATTACGTCGATACCGTCCTCAACCTGGGTTCAACGGATGGCGACGGCACGACCATTTTTTTCTATACTTGGCTGAAGGATACGGTAATCCCGCTCTTTGAGTCGTTGGCAGATGTAGAGTGGGCGGACATTTGGCAATCCTTTAAGGACACCGTGATTGGCACCTGGGATACCATCGTGGGCTATATCGACGACCGCATTGCCGAGTTGGTGATAGCGTTTGACGAATTAAAGGACCTTTGGAATTCGCTACCTGACTTTTTCGTTCCCGGCGGGTCGGCAATTCCTAAGTACAAAGGCGGCCCT